GCCTTACATGGGACGACAAGCCTTCAGTGGCAAAGGAGGATGGCTGGTTTGTCATCCATACGAACGCCGCCGACGAGCGCTTATATGCCGAAAGGGAGTTGATGCCGTTGAAAGGCAATTTCCAGCCAGAGCAGCAAAAGTCGCGGGAGGTGGTTGAGTGAGCTCCTACAACGACGATATTCAGAAATGGATCAAACGCAGCAATCGCAAGGCAGCGAAGTTGATCCGTTCGGAAAACGGAAAGCACCACATCGTCTACTTCGACAAGGGGAAAGCCCGCGTTGGCGTTGTAGCTGACGGGATGTATTGCCGCTACGGCGTTGCATGCCGGGGGGCGATGTACAGCACAGATCCACTGAGCCTGTGGCAATCAGGCCCTGGGGCATGCACGCAAGCCGATGTACAGATTATGGCCGACTACATATTGGATACCTGCTTACTTCCTGATTTCGATTTCGGATCGATCAAGGGGCTGAAATGGTGATCTCGACCAAGCCCCGCAAAGCCAAGACCTGCACCAACCCAGAGTGCGGGGCCTCATTCGACCCTCAACGCCTCGGTCAGAAGGTCTGCAGCCCTGCCTGCGCGCTAGCAACCAAGGACGTGAACGCTGACAAGGCGCGCAAGGCTCTTGCCGATGTTGGCCGAAAGGAGCTTAGAGCGGCCAAGGAGCGCGTTAAGCCGAAGGGGCAGTACATGCGTGAGGCTCAAGTGGCGATCAACGCTTGGGTGCGATTACGCGATGCCGCGCTTCCATGTGTGAGCTGTGGTCGTCACCACGATGGCCAATACCACGCTGGGCACTACCGGACAGTTGGTTCAAACCCGGCGCTGCGCTTCGAGCCGCTGAACATCCACAAGCAATGCGCCCCCTGCAACAACCACAAGTCCGGCGACATCATGAACTACCGGATCGAGCTGCTGAAACGCATCGGCGCCGAGAAAGTGGAATGGCTTGAAGGCCCCCACGAACCCAAGCGCTACACCATCGAAGACCTCAAGGCCATCACCGCCGAATACCGCGCCAAGACCCGTGAACTCAGGAGAGCAGCATGATCCTTCACCTCTACTTCTGCTTCATGTTGTTACTCGGTGGAGGGCCGCTCGAATGCTGCCGTCGGCTGTGGATTAAGGACAAGGCTCGGCGGGGGATTCGGCCATGAACTGGACACCAGTAGGCGAAAGCAAGCGCTGCATCTCGTCCGAAGAGGGCTATCTGGTCAGCAAGTATTCGATGCAGGTCGGATTCGCGTATGTCGCGCGAACTCCGGCGCCGGCCTCGAAGATCCTCAGTGCCGGCACCGATCTGGCCAAAGCCAAGGCCGCATGCGTCACACATCTTGAATCGACAAAGGGGAAGGCTGCATGAGCCAGGTGAAGCGCTTCGCCATGAACACGGTCGGCCGAGATTTTGCGGTTGGCGATATCCACGGGCACTTCACGCGGTTGCAAGCGGCACTGGACGCGGCCGGCTTCGATCCAGCCGCTGACCGCTTGTTCAGCGTCGGCGATTTGGTTGATCGCGGGCCTGAGTCGCTGGATGTTGATGAGTGGGTGCTGCGCAAGCCTTGGTTCCACGCCGTGCGCGGCAACCATGAGCAGATGACCGTTGACTCGCACGCTGCCGGGCGCACCAGCGATCAATGCGGCATGCACTTCATCAATGGAGGCGCATGGTTCTACGGCCTGTCGAGCGTCGAGCAGGACTGCTATTCCAGCATTCTTGAGGACTTGCCGCTGGTGATTGAGGTTGAGACCACGAATGGCATTGTCGGGCTTGTGCATGCCGATGTCCCGAGCAAGGGCTGGAAGCACCTGATCGATACTCTGGATTCTGGAGGGCCTGAAGCGGACCACGTTGCAGCGATGTGCCAGTGGTCGCGCTCTCGTATCAGTGATAGCGATGAAAGCGGCGTGGAGGGTGTTCGCGCCGTAATCGTAGGGCATACGCCTCTCCGCGAGCCGGCCATCCTCGGCAACGTTTACCACATCGATACCGCCGGCTGGATGGACGGCCATTTCACGCTTGTAAATCTCGCAACCCTCGAATGCATTCCACCGCCGAATCCAAAGCTGCACTGGGATTGGGAGGCTCGAGCATGACCTCGAATACGACTACGGAGACATCCAGTATGAAAGCGCACGAATTTCTAGGCAAAGCCCAGGCTCTCATGCTGGAACGCGGCAAGCAATACGACAAGCCAGAAGGCGAGCGCAGCATGGTGACCACTGTGAGCGCGTTCAACACCATCACCGGGCAGTCTCTGACCGAGGCAGAAGGGTGGCTGCTGCTGCAGATCCTCAAGGACGTGCGCCAGTGGCAGAACCCGGCCTACCACGCTGATTCCGCCGAGGACTGCGTTGCCTATGCCGCCCTGAAGGCCGAAGCACTGGCGGAGGCTCAATAATGGCCGAGCGCAAAGTAACAGACGAGCAGCTTGCTGATGCGCTGGAGTCTATGAGCCTCAAGCAAGCTGCCGAGTACTTCGGCATGAACGTGCGCAGCATTGAGAAGCGCAAGGCAAAGCTCGCCATCAGAGGGACTATTCCGACCCCTCAGGACAAGGTCGTCGATTCCGTCAATGCTCGGTGCTATGTCATCACCGCCGCGGTAAATGCGACTAAGGCTCACTCGGCATTCCTGAAGACCTTGCAGCTCTATTGTTCGGTCAATGGCGCAAAATTGATTGTGATCCCGATGCGCTACAAGAATCCGACTAGCCGGGAAGAGGGCGGTAATGACGAATGGTGGGACTCGCGCCTGGCGCCGTACATCATCCATGAGCGTACCAAGATCGCGAAAGGTCTTGTGGTGTTGGCTGATATCAAGGTCCAGCCGACCGCGGCAAACCCGCTGCAAGGCTGGCTGACAGTGAGCGGTACTGCATCGGCGATCCTCGGGCACACAAAGATCGCGCTCAAGTCGGTAGCCACGAAGGTCGGCGATCCGGCAAAGCTGGTCATGACCACCGGGGCCTGCACAGTCGAGCAGTACAGTGACACCAACGCCGGCGCGAAGGGCTGCTTCCACCACACCATGGGGGCCGTGGTGGTCGAGGTCGACGGCAACGGGAACCACATCCGCCACATTTGCCCGCTGAAGGACGGCAGCTTCTACGACCTCGACACGAAATACACCGTGAAAGGGGCTGAGTACGCTCCAGAGGTCGAAGTCCTGACTATGGGTGACGTCCATGCCGAGTTGGCCGATGCGCAGGTTACGCGGGCCACCAAGGAGCTTGCCGAACGTGTGCATCCGCGCTTCCTAGTGCTGCACGATGTGCTGAACTTCGGCTCGGCCAGTCACCATGCCAAGTACTTCGAGAAATTCCGGCGGCACGTCACCGGCAAGTCCAGCGTGTTGCGCGAACTGGTCACCACCGCCAAGCACATCGACCTGCTGTCGTCGTTCGCCGGCAAGACCATCATGGTGGGCTCGAACCACAACGACCATTTCGGCCAGTGGCTGGAAGGCTCGGAGCACGCCCACGATCTGGAAAACGCGCTGGTCTACCACGAAACCAAGGCCGCCATGCTCCAATCCATCCACGACGGCAGCTACTGCGACCCGTTCAAGTACTGGATGGACAAGCTGATGGCCTCGGCAAGCCGCCTGCAATGGCTCAAGCCTGGCGATTCCTTCACCCGTCACGGCATAGAGTATGGATGGCACGGCCATCGAGGGCCTAATGGGGCCCGCGGATCTACCCGCGGGTTTGCCAGCATCGGCGCCAAGGTCACCAAGGGGCACAGCCACGGCGCGGAGATCGTCGACGGCGCGCACTCGGTTGGCACCAGCTCGAAGATGAACATGGGCTACAACGCCGACAGCCCCAGCGGCTGGACGCACACGCACGAAATTACCTACTTGAACGGCAAGCGCACCCTGATTCATTGCGTCGGTGGTGCCTTTTTCCGTAGCGAACCTTCCGCAGCAAAAGGGGTGGCAGCATGACCTATCGCAACGTCGTATCCGCAGTTGTCCGCGCTCTGGCCGCCGAAACCATCAACTCTGCCGGAGGATGCGATTTTGAACCGAAGGTGCAGTGCGCCAAGCAGAAGGGGGAGATCGTCGGGAAGGAAGCTGCGCTGCTTCAGGACTGCATCGTCCACAAGCTGCTGCACAAGATCCTGAGCCAGCGCCATTGGTTCGCCCTGACCGCCAAGTTCAGCACGCACAACGGCCGAAAGATCGAGGCGACCGGTCGGCTGGTGGCGATCGTGACCAGTCCGGCGCCGGCGTTGTTCACCCGCCGCGCTGTGACCGCTTGGGCTATCCCGCAAATCAAAGGCGTGCGCCGGGAGCCTGTGAAGGTCAAGGCGCCTCAGTTCGACGAAGACGTGCCAGAGTGGCGGGTGGAGGCAGCAAAGGCCGCAGTCGAGCGTGCAAACGCCATGGCGGCCAAGCGCGGCACTAATCAGTTGGATGGCGCAATCGTCCTTGCCGATTCGAACTACGACATCAACACCTGGGACAATCAAGGCAAGACCGAGCGCACCTACCAGCTCTGGAATAAGGCCATCAAGAAGGCGTTGGAAAGCCTTGTGGATGATGCGCTGGTGGAAGCACAATTGATTCTTGAGGAAGTGGGCGTACTTGGGGAGCAGGCAGCATGAAATTAACTATTCAAGCAAAGCAAAAAGTTAAATCTTGCCTTCCTTGCCCCGAGTGCGGCGAGTTCTCGCATGGATGGGGCATTTAAAGGCTGGTCAGTCATTCGGGCCTTGGTACTGCGACGAGTGCGGCCTTGGCATCCGAGGGGTCGCCACTGATGATGGCGCAGACATAGAAAGCGTTGCGGATAGACAGCTCAAGACGCTGGTCTTGCTTAGGCTATATGACCCGCTGAAGGATGGCGAGGTAGTGCACATTGTTGTTCAGGGAATGGCCTTCGCCGAGGAAGGAGAAGAACCTGACTTTGAGCATGATGTATATTTCTACAACGAACACACATGCCCGTGGAACTATCTACGCATCCCACTCCGCGTCGGTGAAGATTCAGATCCACATGGCGTGTTTCAACATCAAGAAACCGTGTTGATGCCCAAGGACTACGACGATCATGAAGTCTTTGCCAATGGTGCAAACTGGGCAGATGTCTTCCCGAGCTTGCGCACGGACAAGGCCAGAGGTGAAGCATGACCTATCAGCCACCAAAATGGCTGCCGCTGATCGGCGTTGCGCTTGTCGTATCGACATTTGCAGCCGTATCTAGCTTTGGCGGGAACTGGCGTTCCGATCTGCCGGCATTCATCTGCATGACGGTTCTCGACTTAGGATTCCTGATGGTGCTTTGGTGTCATCGACCACGGAGAAAAATAGCATGAGCGGCCCGCGCCTTACCGTCCCAGATGTGTTGCCGCGAGTTAAGGCATATGTCAATCAGCCAGGTAACGGAGTAGGTGGACGGCTTCACATCATTCTCGACGACGGCAACGTGCAAGATCATGACGTTCAATGGTGCATTGATAATGCGCTTGAGGTAGGCGACGTCGAGGCTGCTGAGATTGGCCGCTTGCTTCTTTCCATGACAAAAACCCAGAGACTGAAAATAGCCGGGGGCTGCTGACATGATCAAGGTAACAGTATCCGAGTTGTCCGGGCCAAGAATTCCGCCGGACATCATCACGACGCTCGTTGGCGGTACATGCGACGGACAGAAGGTTGATCTCCATCTCTTCGATGGCCGTTCATGGATGAGCGCAATCAAGCAAGTGCCTGCGCATGTAAAGCCATACAAAGATCAGCCGCGCTCCTATCAAGAGCATTGCACTCACGCCTATCGTCTTCGTGAGTTCCGCCATCCGAATAGCCGCGCATTCGTCGTGTTTGCTGATCCTGAGCTTTCTGATTCTGAAGTTATCGACGCCTGCGAAAAATTGAGGAAAAGATCGGCAACTGATGCAATGTGGGATTCAGCGTAAATATCGCTTGCTTTCCTTTTCGCTATTTCGCACAATTGCGTCATCTTGGGTTATGTACGTTTGTATGTGACGCAGACAAGATCAAGCCCGGCCACCGAGTCGGGCTTTTTTGTGCATGAACACTTTTGACAGAGCCGTCATGCCGGATGCTCTGGGCTCCTTCGTAACTCCGGCCTTATCAACCAACGCCAAGTGACCGCCGACGCGGAAGTCCGAGCAGCCTCTCAACGATGCACAAATCGCCCGGCAAGGCCCAGCTCTCACCAAGCTGGGCCTTTTTATTTTCCTCATCCACTGCTCCCCAGCAGTTTGGCGCCCGCACTGGCGCCTTTTTTCTTTCCACTACATGCAACTGAGAGGTCGAGCGCATGGGAGATTTCCTTCAGCGCCTGATCAGCGGAGCCGACTGGCTACTGACCGGGCTTGTCTCGGCCATGCTTGCCAGCATCCTGCACAAGGATGACATCCCGGACAAACTCTCTTGGGGCGTGTTCGTCGTTACCGGCGGTATGTGCTCGTTGTACTTTACTGGTCCGATCGCTCAGTTCTTCAAGATGACGGACCCATCATGGATTGCCTGTATAGGCTTCCTCCTTGGCGCCTTCGGTGGCTCGCTTTTGGCTGCTGTGACTCGCGCCCTTAAATCCGCCGACGTCTGGGGCCTGATCGTTGACCTGATCAAGTCCAAGTTCGGGGGAGGCAGCCAATGAGCCTTCAGCTACTCAGCAACGTGTTCATCAGCATGATTGCTGGATGGGCCACCTGGTGCGTCCTGAGCAACAAGGTGCGTGACGGGATTGTGGGGAAGATGATCTATGCAGCTATTGCCCTGTCAGGATTTGCCATTGCTACGCGCGGCGACACCATATTCTTCACGCCAAGTTCTGCCGGCGTCACCTTCCATGGAGCGCTCGCATTGGCTGGCCTGAGACACTGGTTTATCGCCAATCACTGGCCACGGGTCAAAGCTTGGCTGTGCCGCTACCTGCACTGTGAGCAATGCCTGAACGAACCAGCAGCGCCACACCCCGAATCTGGTGACAAATGAAAGCCGTCCTTGCTTGGATCATCCACGGCATTCTCCCCGCATGGATTGCAAAACTCGTCGTAGAGGCTCCAACCATGTCCGAATTGCCTGAAGCAGTCCAAACCGCGCTCGCTCCGGCGGCCGAAATGACCGTCAACGACCTGCAGGCAGCGCTCGTTCCGGCGCCAGATAATGCAGCTGGGGGCCGCGCTGGTTCCGGCACCGATTATGTGGCTCTTGCCGCGACCTTGGTGAAGGTTGTCGATCCTGCCGCTGCGCCCGCAGCTGATGCAGTCCTCGCCCTGGACGCCATGATCCCCACCGGCACCATCTCCAAGCTGGAAACGATCCTCGCTGCACTAGGCCACGACCTGCCTCCATTCTGGGCTGAGGCTGTAGCGCTCGCCAAGAAAGCTTAACCACTCAAGGGTGACTCCCGATGAAGTTATTATTAAAACGCGTGCCTGAGCCGGAATTCCAGATTGCATGTGATGGAATGATGGGGCGACCGCATCAAAAGCCAGTCAGGCCATTCGCATTGTTCACCGACGCCGGGGAAATTCTCCCACAGCAAAAGTCCGCGACAATTAACAGCGTTCCCGGCCAATGCCCAACCGTGACCGTTACGTTCTTCCTGAACGGCGAAGACGTGAAGATGGTTGGTGACGATTGAACCAAAGGGCGCCTAGGCTCATGCCGGCGCCACTCTCTACACGCAATAGACTGCGCATATCCGGCTGAAATGGCTGGAATACTGGCAGTAGATTGCAGATCTGCGCGGTGACGTCATGGCAGAGATAAGACTGAAGGCCTACTACCCCTGGTGGTTCAGGTTCTACGTTGTGGCCGTGCACACCTTCGCCTTTCTCGCTGGCCTTGAAGCCGATGAGGAAGTGCTGCAGCAACACGCCCGGGCAGCCAAGCGTTACCGCGAGATCATACCGACTGACGAGGCGACCCAATGACCACGATCGCCTATAAGGACGGGATCATCGCCTATGACGGTCGGGCAACCACCAGTAGCGGCACCATTGTCTATGACGACTTCGAGAAATGCTTGGAGCGTGATGGGGTTAAGTTCGTTGTCTGCGGCAGCCTCTCTGGTGCCAACAAGTTGCTCGATGCCTATTTCGGCGATCCTCAGACGTCCGTTCAGATGAGTGCGTTGGTAGTGTCCGAGGGAGAGGTCTGGTACATCAGCCACGATGACGAAGATGGCATCGAGAAGAGCAAGGTGCTGCCTGACCGTCCATATGCCATTGGCAGTGGCTCCGATCACGCTTACACCGCAATGGACATGGGCGCATCTGCCTACCAAGCCGTAGAGATGGCCATGAAGCGTGACAGCTGCACTGGCGGCAAGATCAGAACACTCACCGTGAAGGTTGAGCAGTAGAAGGAATTCAACATGGCAGCAAAGCAGCCAGACTGGGAGGCAATCCACGGCCTCTATCGGGCCGGCCTGCTCTCCATCCGCGCAATCGCCGACCGATTCGGTGTGAGCGACACAGCTATACGCAGTAAGGCCAAGAAGAACGGCTGGCAGCGCGACCTTACCGACAAAGTCCGGCAAGCGGTCAACGCCAAAGTGGTTCGCACAGAAGTTCGCACTTCTGATTCGCGCGAACCGCGAACCGATGAAGAGATCATCGATGACGTTTCCAGCGAAGCGGCCGCGATGGTCCTTCAACATCGTGTGTATCTGTCTCGATGGGGCGCCATTGCCGACAAGCTCGCGGCCTCCATGGAGAGCACGATTGTCATTGAAGACAATCAGGCAGACTTCGCCCGCGCGCTGAATGCGGGTGTCGACGCCCAGCTCAAAGTTATCAAGGGTCAGCGTCAGGCGTACAACCTGGATGTTGATCAGGGCAGCAGCGATTCAGAAGACCTTTCCAAACTGATGGACGAGCTATCGAAGGAAGCCTGACATGAAGCCCGAGCACATGAAGCTGCTCCGGGATAAGAGTTGGAGGCTCAACAATCTTTACGCGATCACTGACAAGCATGGCAAGAAAGTCCGCTTCCGGATGACGGACGAGCAGATTGAATACTTCGATGGGATGCATACCCGCAACATCATCCTGAAGGCTCGGCAGCTCGGCTTCACCACTGAGTGCTGCATCATCCAGCTCGACGCGGCTCTGTTCGAGTCAGCCAAGTGCGCGTTGATCGCACACACCCTGAACGACGCCAAGCGCCTGTTCCGGGAGAAGGTGAAGTACGCGTACGACAACCTGCCGCTTGAGATCCGCAAGGCCAACCCGGCGCGCAACGACGCCTCCGGTGAGCTGGTATTCAACAAGGGCGGCTCGATCTACGTCAGCACCTCATTCCGGGGCGGTACGCTGCGTTACCTGCACGTCTCCGAGTTTGGGAAGATCTGCGCCAAGTTCCCGCACAAGGCCCGCGAGATCGTAACCGGTGCGTTCGAGGCGGTGGCCACCGACTGTTTCGTTACGATCGAATCGACGGCGGAGGGTAGGGCGGGCTACTTCTTCGACTACAGCCAGAGCGCGGAGAAGCAGCAACTTTCAGGCGTACCCCTGGGCTTGCTGGACTGGAAGTTCTTCTTTTTCAGCTGGTGGAAGAACAAGGATTATCGGCTCGACCCCGAAAACGTCGTCATTCCGCAGCGCCTGACCGACTACTTCAACGAACTGCACGCCAAGCATGGCATCCACACAGATGCCGGCCAGCGCGCCTGGTACGCTGCCAAGGAAAAGACCCTCGGCGACGACATGAAGCGGGAGTACCCGTCCCTGCCTGCCGAAGCATTCCAGCAGTCGGTGGAAGGCGCGTACTACGCCAAACAATTCGCCAAGCTCTACTCCAGTCAGCGTATCGGCGTTGTGCCGAACAATGCTCACCAGCCGGTAATGACGTTCTGGGACATCGGTGTCGGCGACTCAACGGCCATCTGGTTCGTGCGTCAGATCGGCACTGAATACCACGTAATCGACTACTACGAGAACTCAGGCGAAGGCTTGCGGCACTACATGAAGGTGCTCAAGGACAAGGGCTACACCTATTCCGAGCACTGGGGGCCGCACGACATCGAGAACCGTGAGTTCGGCAGCGATGCCAAGAGCCGCAAGGACATCGCCAAAGAGGGCTATGTGATCGACGGCGAGAAGTACTCAATTGCCTTCGAGGTAGTCCCAAAAACCGGCGTGGATGACGGCATCGAAGCGGCGCGTGAAATCCTGCCACTCTGCGTCTTTGACTCCTCTCACTGCGAGACTGGCATCAGCCACCTTGAAAACTATCGCAAGGAATGGGACGAAAACCGTGGCTGCTGGAAGGACAAGCCATTTCATGACAGCACCTCGCACGGTGCCGATGCCTTCAGATATTTCGCAGTGGCGAAAACCAAGCGCGTTCGCAAAACAACCATCCGCCCATTCTCCGCATAACTGGATTACGCCATGAGCAATAGCGTTCGCAAACGCTCCGCCAAAATCGAAGCGATGGCGGACTGCTGGCCCATGATCAAGGCACTCCTTGGCGGGACCGGCAAGATGCGGGAAGCAGGTATAACCTACCTCCCGCGATGGCCGAATGAGGATTCGGGCTTCTATGACGCCCGTCTGAACACAGCCACACTGTTCCCGGCCTTTGCCAGAACCATAGACGTGCTTTGCGGCAAGCCATTTTCCCGTCCGCTCACATATGGAAAGGACACGCCGAAGACGATCCTCGACTACTGCGAGGACATCGATCTCCAAGGGCGCAACATGCACTCCTTTGCCGCCAGCATCACGGAAGAGGCGATGGCCTACGGGATCTGCGGAATTCTCGTTGATTACCCGAAGGCTGAAGGTATCAAAAACAAGGCGGACGAGGTCAAGGCCGGTGTCCGACCATACTTTGTGCAGATCTGCGCCGACAGCCTGCTTGATTACGCCTCTGAGCGCATCAAAGGCGTAGAAACCTTCACCATGCTGCGCTTTCTGGAGCTCGTTACCGAAAAGGTTGATGAGTTCAGTGAGCAACAGATCGAGCAGGTACGCGTGCTTTACCCTGGCAGATGGGAGACCTACCGCGAGAAAAAGAATTCGGAAGGTGATCTCGAGTGGATTTTGCATGAACAAGGCACATCAAGCCTCACCAAAATCCCGTTTGTTCCGGTCTACGGCAAGCGGCTCGGTTTCATGCATGCCATGCCGCCATTGCGAGAGTTGGCGTTCATGAACGTCGAACATTGGCAGTCGAAGTCTGACCAGCAGACGATTTTGCATGTCGCGCGGGTGCCCATCCTATTTGGAGTGGGCTTCGGTGAGGACGACAACATCACAGTGGGGGCGGCTACAGCCGTTACGTCAGACAAGATCGGCGCCACGCTCACCTACGTCGAGCACACTGGAAAAGCCATTGAGTCCGGGCGTGTCTCGATTCTCGACATCGAGGACCGTATGCGTCAGGTCGGGGCGGAGCTGCTGGTCATCAAGCCTGGCAAGATCACCGTAGCGCAGACCTTATCCGACAACGAGCCGGGAATGTGCGCTCTACAGCGAATTGCCCAGGACGTCGAGGACTCACTCGACCAAGCCATGCAGCTCATGGCTGAGTGGATTGGCGAGAAAGAAGGCGGCCATCTGTCAATTTACAAAGACTTCGGCGCCGCATCGCTCGCCGAGGCCTCTGCTGATTTGCTCCTTGAAATGAACGTTGCCGGCGTGCTCTCCAACGAAACTCTGTTCAGCGAGATCCAGCGTCGCGGCATGGTCAAGGACGGCATTACCTGGCAACAGGAGCAGGATCGCATCAAGACACAACCGACAAAGCAAGGCGTGACGCTCCCGGGCGTTTAACCGAGTAACCGAACACAGCCCTGGCATCCGCCGGGGTTTTTTTATGGGCGCGATTCCGGATGGATAGCGCCGCGCCGGGCCGGATGGCCTACCAAAGGGTTGGATGACCAGTATGAAACTGAAAATCGACGAAGAAGGCCACGTAGTAGTTGTAGATGGCAAGCCTGTTTATGTGAACGACGATGGCAAGGAAATCGCTTTCGATGCCGTAGGCACCGTGGCGACGATCAGCCGCCTGAACGCTGAAGCAAAGACCAATCGCGAACGCGCTGAGGGTGCCGAAGGCGCTCTGAAGAGCTTTGAGGGGATCACCGATCCTGCCGAGGCTCGCAAAGCACTGGAAACGGTGAAGAACTTCGACGCTAAAAAGCTGGTGGATGCCGGTGAAGTCGAAAAGGTCCGTGCTGAGGCAATCAAAGCAGTCGAAGACAAATACGCCCCAATCATTGCAGAGCGCGATTCGCTGAATGCCGCTCTTGTGACTGAAAAGGTTGGCGGCAGCTTCGATCGATCCAAGTTCATCTCCGACAAGTTGGCAATCCCCTCCGACCTCGTGCGCGCGCGCTTCGGCGAGCAGTTCAAGGTCGAAGGCGGCGAGGTCGTGGCCTACGACAAAGCCGGCAACAAGCTTTTCAGTCGAAGCAACCCAGGCGAAGTCGCCAAGTTTGACGAAGCCCTGGAACTTCTCGTCGACAGCTACCCCTACCGCGATCAAATCCTCAAAAGCTCGGGCGCCAGTGGCGGCGGGGCTTCTGGAGGCGGTGGCGCTGCGGGCGGCACAAAAACACTCTCTCGCGCCCAGCTCGAAGCACTCCCCGCTGCCAAGCAGATGGAGGCAATCAAGGCTGGCGTCACGCTTACTGATTAAAGGAACTCATCCAAATGGCCAACACCCTTACCAGCCTGGCGCCCGACCTGTTCGAGTCGCTCGACATTGTTTCTCGCGAAATGGCAGGCTTCATCCCGTCCGTAACTCTGGATGCCACCGCTGAGCGTGCCGCGCTCAACCAGGCGATCCGCATCCCAATCACCCCGGCGCAGGCTGCCGAAGACGTAACCCCTGGGCAGTTGCCTCCTGATGATGGTGATCAGAGCATCGGCAACACCCCGTTCAGCATTACCAAGTCCCGCATGGTTCCGTTCCGCTGGACCGGCGAAGAGCAAAAGGGCGTGAATACCGGTCCAGGCTACGCAAACATCCGTCTTGATCAAGTGACCCAGGCTGTGCGAACCCTGGTGAACGAGATGGAGGTTGATCTGGGCAAGCTGGCCTATGCGGCATCCCGCGCTTCGGGCGCCGCAGGCACCACCCCATTCGCCACCAACTTGGGTGATACCGCTCAGGCGCTCAAGATTCTGAAAGACAACGGCGCCCCGCAAAGCGATCTCCAGTGCGTGATCGATACCACGTCTGGCGCTTCGCTGCGCACCTTGGCTCAACTGACCAAAGCGAACGAAGCCGGAACCACTGCCGTGCGTGCGCAGGGCACCCTTATCGAGCTGCACGGGTTCAAAATTCGTGAGTCCGCTGGCGTTCAGGTCCACACCCCAGGTACTGGTGCAAGCTATGTCACCAACGGTGCGCTCGCCATTGGTGCGACCACGATTCCTGCGCAAACCGGTACCGGCACTATTGTTGCTGGCGACGTTGTCACCATCGGCGCCTTCAAATATGTCGTGGCCACCGCGCTGTCTGGCGGCTCGTTCACCATTGGCGCTCCTGGTCTGCGCGCAGCTGTTACTTCCGGATCGACCATCGCCGTGGCTTCCGCCTTCACTGCAAACTTTGCGTTCTCGCGCTCCGCAATCATCCTGGCAACCCGCGCACCTGCGCTGCCGGAAGAGGGCGACATGGCCGATGACCGCATGATGATCACCGACCCACGTACCGGCATGACCTTCGAGTTTGCGATGTACAAGCAATACCGTCGCGTTCGCTACGAAGTTTCTGCCGCCTGGGGCTGCGTGAACGCCAAGCCGGCTCACACCGCAATCATGCTGGGCTAATCGAATTGGCCGCTGGGAGACTGGCGGCCAATCATGGAGAAAATCATGGCTAAAAAATCAGATGGCACCGATGACGATGCAGTTGAAGAGATCGCATACGTCACCATGGTGCGAGACGCTGACATCTACGATGCCCCGCATACCGCGCAGGTTCACCCCGACGAAGTGCAGAACTACTACTCCGGTGGCTGGGTACCAGCGAAAGAGGCTGAGTAAATGCTAACTGATCAGCAATTGGCCGACGTCCGTCGCTTCATTGGCTATCCGATGCTTGGTGACACCATTGCTGACAATAGCCGAGACCTGGCTTACGGCTGGGTCTCGCCCGGCACCTGGCAAACGCTTTATCACCGCCTCTCGACTTTGCGGCCCGAGGAAGAAGCTCGGATCACCACGTTTCTGACGACCCTTTCCGGTCTTGAAACTGCGGTCACTGATTCAACCGAGAATCTCGATACCGATCAGGCCGCGGTCTGGGTGCACAACAAGAACGAAGTGTCTGACCGCATGAAGCTTTATCGGCTCTGGCGGCGTGAACTCTGCTCGTTCATTGGCATTGCGCCCGGACCGAGTCTTGGCAATGGCGGTACTCGAATCTCCAGGAGCTGATATGGACGGCACAAAGCTCCAGGCCAAGATTTACAAAGGATACGGGCAGGCCGCCAAGCGAATCGGTTTCGACTACCAGCAATTCCGCGCTACGAGCGCCAGTAACCCGCTGATGTCAACCGCATTGCAGACGCTGCCTGCGTCGTTCACCACGAATTTCAACTACTCGGCGCCGAACAAGTACGGCCAAGCCACTT